TCGGCGGTCGTCTCATCGTGGACGAAGTCGACAAGGCATCGGGCGACGTGTTCGCCACTCTGCTTGCCATGCTGGACTCTCCTGAGTCGGCAACGTGGGAGAACCCTGAGAGCGGACGCATCCACCGACCGAAGGACGGCTTCTCTGCGATCATGACCACGAACGTGGAGAACATGGAAGAACTGCCGACCGCACTGGCTGACCGCTTCCCCATCCGCATCCGCATCAACGCTCCACACCCGACCGCTCTGCTGGCTCTCTCTCCTGATCTGCGCAACTACGCAGTGCGCATGGCTGACGCTGGCGAACGCCGAATCTCATTGCGAGCATTCATGGCATTCGACAAAATCCGCAAGGCCTACGGCGACGAAAAAGCAGCCCGTCTCACTTTCGGACAACGTGCCGAATCCATCATCGACGCAATTGCAGTGGACAAGGTTGGTGCGTAATGAACACCATCATCGCTGAACCTGAACTGATCGGTCGCCGTGATACACCTCACGGCAACTGGTCAGTCAGCGAGTGCAACCCTCGTCGCGGAGAGCCGATGACCAACATCGTCGGTCGCGAGATGAAGGTTCCGACTCACGACACTGATCTTGCCCGTGTCATTCGTGCCCACGAACTCATGCATGCAAAGGTCTCTCCTGCTGAGTCCTACCCTCGCTGGATTGAACGCAAGATCGCCACTGACAAGGCAATGACTGTCGTTGAGGAACTGCGTGTCAACCTGCTCTGTCAGAAGGCTGGCTTTGACGTGAAGGGCAACTTGGCTGACGGCGGTGAGACCGCTGACGGCGAGCGTGTCAGTGCGACGAAGGACTGGCATGGCGCCGTTCTCATGAACATCGCAACTGCTGGCACTGCATCGAACAAGGCATTCCTGAACGGTGTGCGTCGCCACAACCGTGAGTGGGGAGTCATCCTCACTGACATTGCCAAGCGAGCAGTCAAGGAGATGGAGAAGGCGTACAAGACTGGAACGCTCGCATCGACTGAGGTCGACAAGCGCACTGGTCTCGCACCGCTTGGCTTCTCGCACGTTGAGCGCATCGCTGAGTGGGTCGACCGTCTTGCAAGCATTGTTCCCGAAGAACCGACTGAGAGCGTCGCTGAGTCGACTGGCGCAGGCGAGGGAGAGAGCGAGAGCGAGAACGCAGGAGAGAGCCAAGCACCACGCAAGCGTGGTCGCCCGAAGAAGCACAACCCTGCTGGTGGACACTCCAACGCTGGCGGTGCTGGTGAAGGTTCTGCAACTGGCAACCCGTACAAGGGAATCACGCCCGATCAGTACAACGGCACAGTGCCACCGCAGTGGGGAGAACTCCGCATCGAACGTTGCGCAATGCCGAAGCACACGAAGGGCAACATCGGCAAGAAGCGCATCGCATCGAACATGGGTCGTGCGCCACGCCGAATTCATCGCTTGCTGACTGACCCTGAGAAGCGAATCTTTGACAAGGTCAGTCGTGGGACTGGTGGCATCGTCGTCATCGACGCATCGGGGTCAATGTCATTCACTCATGACCAAATTCGTCAGATGGTGGAGAATGCTCCGGGGGCAACTGTCGTCGCTTACACCGACCGTGGCAACACTGGTCCGAACATGTGGGTCATTGCTGACAAGGGCAAGATGGTCAACGAACTGCCTGACGTGTTCGGACACGGCAACGGCGTCGACTTCCCTGCAATTGAGTGGGCAGTCAAGAACCGTCAGTCGTCTCGCTCACCGATCATTTGGGTGACAGACGGCGGTGTGTGCCCGACAAGCGGTGGCTACTCGGGCTTGCTTGGAATGCAGTGCATCAACTACTGCATCAAGAACAACATCATCGTTCTCCCGTACGTCACCGAAGCGGTCGACGCATTGAAGAAGATGAAGAACGGAGTGAAGGTCAAGTCACGCTGGCCTCTCCAATTCAAGATGACATACAAGTACAAGATGGGGGTCGAACTCTCATGACGCTCGCACCCACTGGTCGTTCCGTCGGGGGAGGGCCAGTGGGTGTCGACTCACGTCGTGAGCAGTGCTTCACTCCTTTCACTCTGACCACGGCGTGATCGACACTCGCCCACTCACTGGTTTGGAAATTTTCCGACTAGTGAGTGGGCAGTGGTAATTTCAAAATTAGCTAACGATTCTCGAGGAGCAAAAATGCAAAAAATCAAAAAGCAAAAATTCAACCATGCGATCTCACTGAACTTCACTGTCACTTCAGAACATGAGAACTGTTCAGACTGTCTCTCTAAGGACAAAGAGAAAGTGATCAACGCTCTCATGGAGAAGATCAATGTTGTTCTTTCTGACGATGCTCAGTACTCTCAGTCTTTTGAGGGCTTTGACACAATTGAGGAAAGTTGACGACATGACGAAACACAAGAGACTCTCGAATAGCGTTCCCGTATGGAGCGACGTGCCGACATACGAGGACTGGATTACGGCGCTGGGAATGGACGACAGCGACGAGAACTACGGAGCATGGCTTGAAGCGTTTGGAGACGAAGATGCTGACTGATGGGACACGCAGGACACCGCTGAGACTGGCAGTCAACATGGGCTGGCTGATCGAAGATGGCGATGGCTTGTACTGGTCGAACTCAGATGGCTGGGTCGACAAGGGCTCTGCAGACAAGTTCACAGACGAAGAGAAGGCCATGTTCAACCTCCCCATGGGTGGCATGTGGGTCTCAGTACAGCAGGCCCACGAGCAACGGGTCGACTCAATGCGCAACCACCCATCCACGTGTATGGACGAGAAGCCCAACCTGAAATCGGTGGGGGGCGGAGCTACCGAAAGGTGAGCACCGCTAACAGAGCCCCGGCACCCAGAGCTGCAGCGAGAGAAAATCGGAAAATCGATTTTCTCAACCAGGGGAGGCGGCCCTGCGGCGGGCGACGCGGGGAAAATTCATAATTGCCCAACGGTGGTGGAAGAGGCGGCACGGACATCAGATGCTTTGATGTCCTCGATCCGAGACATCAATTTTTTTCACAATTTGGTGAATTCGCTGCCGGCTCAATTCGAACTCATCAGCAATTTGGCGGAGGGAATGACCGGCCGCCCGCATCTCCAAAATATTATTATTTCGATTTTTATCGGTAGCTGGGCCCGGTCGAAGTGGACCCCACTGCCATCCTGGAATTTCCTCGAGCTCTTTAATTCTATTTTCTGGAAGTTGATTTTTCTTTTTACGCTGCCGCGCATATCCGATCCAAGCTCCCAGAAATATTTCTTTTCCTTCGAAAATTTCAATATGTATTGCCGGAACCAGGCAATGTCCTTCGCGGGAATAAAATTGCTTAAGGGCATTTAAATACATTTGGAATCTTGAGCTGTTGTCCATGGTCGAGATAATAATTCACTTTTTTCTTTTACCAGGGAACTAAGTCTGGAAACTAAAAACTTCAAATAAAAAGTTGACATCTGGCCGGCGGCCAGGTAAGATACTGAAACTAAAGAAAGCTGGGGGATATGCCTGAACCAGATGATTTCTCCGAGACGCCTGAAGCTAACGAGATGCTGCTGCGTGCCATGGAGGAGCTTTATGATCACAACCAGGAGTTGGCCATCCGAATGAAAGAAGAGCTGGATGCTGCCGCGCGCGGGGAGGAAAATATCCTCCTGGTCGGCACCGACGGCGACTTCACAGTCACGATCCTCTACGTAGATCCAGAGTTTACCGGTGGGAAAAAAGGAATTATGCTTTTGCCCAGCTCGAGCTCCGTATCAATCCTTGCTGCAGTCGACCGAGAATTTATCGAAGACAAAATTAAGATGTGCGAGGTCATTGAGGAGAGTGGTGACGGGGCTTCAGCTGACCAGATGTGGGATGACTTCATGAGCGACCTGATGAAGGCCGCCGTCGAAGAGCACCGCAAGAACCCGAGGACATTTTGAAAGGACCAGATAGCATGACGGTGGTGGAAGAGACTTTGTTTTGGCACCAAGAACCAGATCCTGATTACTGGGATGACGCGGCCAGCCGCTGCCTGGCGGCCATCCAAAAATCTGTAGAAACAGATATTCCCGGCGGGCTCACAGAGATGCGACGCCTCCTGGATCAGATGATCAATATTTCCGAAAAGGGAGATTTTCCACCGGGCACCGGTTACGCCGAGTACTGGAAAACTCTTGGAGCTGTTGCCTGGATCGCATCAAGAAAATATGTGAAACCAGAAATAAATGCGCAAGAGCTCCTCGATGTCATCATCTCAAAACAAAAAGATTATGGCCATGACAATATTTTGCGTTTCGGGCGGATCGGAATCCTGGTTCGAATTCACGACAAAATTGCAAGATTGGAAAATCTGGCACGCCGTGCTGCAGAGCCCAAGAACGAATCACTTCGAGATAACTACATGGACGTAATTAATTACTGTGCCATCGGAATGATGGTTGAGGTCGAATGGTTCCAGCTCGAGCTTCCGTCGGTGGCGGAAGAGAGCTCCTCGAGCTCCTCGAATTAAATAAATAAAAACGAATTTTCTGGCGGCCGGCCCGGCAGCTGGGATCCATTAACTGGGAGGAAATAAAAATGGAAAATAAAAAGCTGATTTTTCTGGCGGCCATCCTGGCAGCTGCAATTAATGTTTTTGCCGTCGGCACGCTTATCTACTTTGCAGTAGATGCCTTCGCGCTTTACTCGGAAAATCAATTCACTGGCCGCATGCGATCATTCGATGTCGACTACTGGAATGCAATTGGCGGCTCAGCTGTCATTATCATCCCAACCAGATTGGCGGCCGCGTTTACTAGAAAAATGAAAAGAATGGAAATCGACCGGCGGGCGACCGACGAGTCCGACAATATTCTCAACATCATGGATGAGCTCGAGCGCTCGTTCCGAAACACCGATAAGTGGGACCCGCCGAAGATCTGACCTGGCCGGCGGCCGAATAAAAATTAAAAACAAAAAAAGAATCCCGGGGAGCTCGAGGTGCGCCACCTACAAAACGCCTTCGAGCTCAACCCGGGATTCAGCTTTCAAGGGGAAAGGGGGACCCTTGTCAGCGCCAATAACTTAGCACAGCCCCGCCGCGCGCGAGTGCAACTCCGGATAGATCTATCCAGATGAGCTCGAGAAAAATCGCAAAAGAATTTTGGCTAGTTGCTTGCGACGGTGGTGGAAGAGATGCTATGTTCTTCTCACAACTTAGTGGCGCCACATCACTGAGACACCTACGGCCTAAAATTCAGAGGTCTAGTTTGTGCTGCCACGGTTCAGGGGATCTATCGGAAAAGGTTCCCCCGGACCCCCTCCAAAGGAGGGGTAACACACAGACTATATTCTCCTTAGTTCTTAGTCGTTACAAACCTCATCAGAACTAATCCCTTGAAATTAGATCCTACGTAATGTAGTATCTAGAAATTATGGGACGAGGACCTTCTTCAGCTACAAAAGAAAAAACTCAAAATGCAAAAATGGTTCCTGAAGATAAAATCAGAGAAGTTTTTGACTTTTGGGTTTTAACTTTCAAAAAGAGAGTTTCTGCATTAGACCACAAACGCTATATAGCAATTGGTAATGCAATTCACCTTTTCGGTATAGAGAACTGCAAGGACGCAATTCGCGGCTGCACTTACTCAGACTTTCATATGGGACGCAACGCGGCCAAGAAGGTCTATAACGAAATCGAGTTGATTCTCCGTGATGCCGAGCACGTAGAGAGATTCATCAGCTTCCTCCCAGAGGGGAACTCCATAGTTACGGAAGACAACGGGGATCCATTCTGATTTCAGATAGATCTATCCAGAAGGGGAAAAGATGACCGAGTATATGTTCAGTCCTGATCAGCTGAACTTCTCCAAGACACCGCTCCGAATAGCCAGCACCCCTGAAGAGATGGCCGCCATCTTATTCACCACGCTGTTTGCACGGGTCAAGTACTTAGACATGCAGCCATTCTCAGCAGAGGAGCTAGAAGAGGAGATGGGTGATAGGGACTACGACACTATGACCAAGAAGGCTCTAGCCTGGATAGCGCAGCTATGACCAAAGACGAACTCATCCCCCTCGTAGACCAGGTCTACGCCACCTATAACCAGACACTCTATGAGGTCGACAAGAAGACGGTCTATCGCGCATGGTACGACTTGCTCTGGGATCTCGAGTACGCAGACGCACACGCTGCCTTTCTCTCACTGGCGATTACTGAAAAGTTCATGCCCAGACCAGGAGACATTCGTAGGGCAACAATAGATACCCAAACAAAAGTACCCCCACAAATAGATGGGTACTCTGCTTGGGGTATTTTTATGACCCTACAAAGAAACGCCAACTTTGGTACCCAAACAGAAATACCCAAATCAGAAGCACTGTATAAAACTTTGGAACGCCTTGGAGACGCTGCACACGACATGCACACCAATGGGGACCGCGAGGCATTCCTGCGCGTCTATGACAAGGTGGTCGCGGAGATCGAACAACACAAATACAAAATTTCTGAAAAAGACGGACGGGCGC